CGGGCATCGGACGCGATTTTGTGGGCGGCGTTAGTAGCGGCTCGGGTAGCGGTTGGCGCGATCGATTTCTCGAGCTTCTGTAGGTCGCGGGCGAACTCCTTGGCGCCGGTGATTTGGGATTTCATAGGGCGAGCTCCTTGGCTAATGCAGTGAGTTCGCGGCGGCTTTCCAGTTCGTCTAAAATCTCGACAAACTCGAAGCGGCGGGCATTGTAGATCCCGAAATCGGTCGGCTTTAGAGTCAGTGTTTCGGGGTCGGCGGGGATCTTGATTTTATGATCGATCACAGCGTCAGTACGGGCGTTTTCCGCGCGTTCGGTCATTTTGAGTGGTTTGACTTCGACCCAACGGGAAAAGAGGGTTGTAGCGGGCACGGTGATCGGCTGGCCGTCGTCTTCACCTTGTTCGTCGGCTGGACGAAAGAACTCCATTCGATGTTGGCGGCGGCCTGCGCTTATCACGGGAGTCTGGCGTCCTCATCTTCAGCATCGAGCGATCAACGGGAGAAGTTTCGCAGATTGTCGAGAGTTCCTGCAAGGTCAAGCGAAGTGCGGTACTTTCCACGGTTCTAAGAGTCGGTGGGCACCGACTGGGATTTCCTTGAGGTCGACGGGCGAGAGCGTTTCCCGGTTCAGGATCAATTGGGCGGCGGTCATGCGGATGGCTTGGACGATGGGGGCTGGTACGTTTTCTGGGGCGGACCATCCGGCTTTGTAGACGATCGTGACGGCGCTCGGTTCGTCGTAGGCGAGCGGCCATGATTTACCGAAGGGCAGGAAAATGAAGCGCGAATCTCCCGATTGCACCTTGTAATCGGTGTTGAGAGTCAGCGTTTGGCTTACTCCGGCGGTGTCGAGGTAACTCAGACTGGTCACGGAAAGCAGCGGCGGATACGGCAGTTCCCAGATGGTGCATGGCGGGAATTCGTCGTATTTCGCGGTCCAGGTTGCTTCCAGGAATTGGCGGCGGGTGAAATGTTCAGCGGTTTCGCGGGCGGCTTTGATGTAATCCGCGTAATCGCTGTCTTCGTGGGCGTGGTCAATGCGGGCGTGCGACTTCAGTTGAGCGACGGTGAGCGGCTCGTCGGCCGGCGGCGTCGTGAGTTCAATCGATCGCGGAGGAATGTACATGCGACGGTGACGATCCCGATACTCGAGGTGTAGTCAAGTCTCCTTACGCGACGATGACGGGCGGGGCCGCGACTCCCGCGGTTCCCATGATGACCCAGCCGACGGTGGCGTCGACAAATCGCAAAGTCGCGATGTCGCCGGCGTCGGCGAAAACGATCGAAGTAAATCCGGTCTTGGTCGTCGGGGTGAGCGTGCCGTCGCCGCCTCCGTTGGCAACCAAGGAAATCGTGAGAATCTGGCCTGGCGTTCCATTTGCGAGCGTCAGGGCCTCGGCGTCTCCACCCGTGGTTTTGGCGACGTGGTTATGCGTCACGGGAATAGCGAGACTGTCGGCGGCTGATGCGACGGATCCTGAGAGTCCTACTCCGGTGGCGACGTCGATTTGGGCGGCGGTGGATTCCAAGTCAGCTAAGAGAGCGAGTTCGGCGGCTAGTCCGTCCAAGTTTTCGAGTTCGGCGGCTAGTCCGTCCAAGTTTTCGAGTTCCTGCGCGATGTTGATTTCGGCGTTGTTGAAAAACGCGGCGCCATTGAGGTGAAAGGATCCGTCCTGGGCGAAATAGGATCGGTTCGGGGCGTGTCCGGTTTCAGCGGCCATTCTGTGATCCCTTTGGTTCTGTCTTTGTCTGGGTCGTATAGGTCAATAGGACCTATTGAGTTCAAGCGGTTCCGTCCGTCGGTCTGTCGTGCGCTTCGACGGCGTGGTTGGAATCGACGTTATTGTTCGGCGCGGTTTTTGTGCGCTTGATGCACCAAATCGAGTCGACGGTGGTATTGGCGCCGGCTCTGATCACGCTTACTCGCATGTAGCGCTTGCGGGGGTTCTTAACGGTGACGATGAAGCGGGTTTTGGCGAGTTGGGCGGAACCTACGACGTCGGCGGCGTCCGACAGCGCGGCGTCGTCGCCGTGGTGAAGCTCGATGCCGTTGCCGGCGTTGGCGGTGCCGATCGATACCAGGAAGGTAACTTCGTCGACGCCGGCGAGATCCTGAATCGTCGAGTTGAATGCGGTTCCGGCGCTCACTTGCGCGGCGTCAGTGGATTTGATCGCGAAATCTTCGGTGAAGTAACTCACTTCTTTGTGCTCCTCTTTTCGCGTGGCTTTTTCGTCGCGTTTTCGGGTTTGGGTTGGGCGGTGTTTTCCTTGGGCGGATTGCTTGCGTTTTCATGCGGCTGCGAGAGCGGCTCGTAGCGCTTGGCGATGCCGGCGGCTATCAATTTGACGGCTTGCGGCGCGTCTAAGATCGGGCATTCCCCGATGTCGTAGGCGCGCATCGGGTCTAGCTGGACCGATCGCAACATCTCGACGCGCATCAATGACACTTGTGGATCCTGAGTCTTGAGTTCTCTTGGCGCTTACGCGGCCATTGTCAGCTTCTTGACGGGGGCGGTTCCCGCGTTCAAGAGGTTTCCGTCTTCACGAAGGAACGCGACGAATCCGTCCTCGTCGGTGTCGCGGTAGCGTTCCTCGAGGCGGTACATCCGGATCTGGTTGACTGTCCGGATCTTGTACTTCAAAAGCTGTCCAAAGATCACTGCAACAGCGCTTGCCACCAGGCTCGAGGCCATGTGCTGATTGATGCTGATGGGGTAGCCGCGAATGGTGTCGGGCGCTCCCAGAGCAAGGTTGGACCCGAACAGGTAGTTGCCGGCTCCGTCTTTCAAGAGGCGGATATTGAGCAGCGTATTGTCGTGCATCATGAATCCGGCGTTCATCCGATACGCGGTGTCGACTGAGTGGATCAGCGTCAGCAATTCGTCGGCTGCGATCGCGGTGGTTAGCGCGGCGGTTACTCCGGCAGCGGCTCGGCTGGCGATTCCCCAAGGTTTGCCGGCGCCGTCTCCAGTCGTGAAATTGCGGTTGGTGATGCGGCCGAGTCTTTCGCCGATCATTTCGGCGATCAGTGTCGGTATATCAGCGGTCGAATCCTCCAGTAACTCGTAGGGAACACGGATCGCTTTCGAGGAGAATTTGTAAGCGTACATCGTCATCGGTGCGAGCACGGGGTCGACGCTGGCGCCGATGTCGGTTTTTTCTCCAAGCTGCTCTCCCTCATTGGAGGTGTCGTCGACCGTTGGCCACACGAGCGGCTCGCCGGATGCGGTGCGAATCGTCTGCGCTACGGAGCGAACGCTGCCGTAGGCGAGCAGGTTGATTTCGATGGTCGACAGCATCGACGCGGGCGGAATCAGGTAGGCGCCACTGGCTCCGGTGACAGAGCTCATTCGCTTCTCAAAAGCCTTGGTGGCTTCCCGGGCGGCTTCGACGGCGCGGTTGGGGTGTGCGCTCCGAAAGGCAGTGGCGGCCTGGTTGGCCTGGTGGCTGTCCCATAAGCGGAGCGTCAGCTTTTTCGAGCGGGGATTAAAGCGGGTATTTTTGCAGGCTTCGGCTTGGCGCTTGGTTAGTTGGATGCCGAACTGGCTTCGGCACCAGGCGTTTAAGCAGAGGCTGCGGACTTCGTCGGGCGTCGGCTCTCTGTCGGATCGTTCGCGCGGGAGTTTGTCGCGGTGGCCGGGGAGTTTTGACCGATCGACTCGATCGGGGTTGTCGAGTGACTCGGCGCGTTCGGCGACTTCGATTTGTGAAGTGAACGAGTTGTAATCATCGTTCATTTTCTTCCAGGTTTCGCGCTCTTCGGCCGACATTTCGCGTTTTTCGGCGAGAAACTTGTCGGAGAAATCGCGAATGGTCTTGTCGATCTTGGCGCGATCTTCGCGGAGCTTTTTGGATTTGACGAGATCCGGCATGGGGTGGTCCTGAGTCGTGAGCTCTTGAGTCTTAAGCGGACTCTGGCTCGGAGTTTGGTTGTTCGCGCCGGCGTCTTGGCGCGCGGCTTCGGGGATTGTCGCGAATGTGGGCGAGTTGCTGCAAGGGGAAAAGCGATTTGGAATATTTGCTCGTATATTTTGGCGGTCAAGAAACGCTTTGGGGGATCCGCGGATCCCCCAAAGCAACTTCAAAACGGTTTTGCGGTTAGCATTCTGATTTAATGATCAGATACGCTTTGAAGGGCTGATCAGGGCCCCCAAAGCACCATGCACAAAACAATCGCAGTTGCTTTCTATGCTCTCAGTCGGTCCAAGTCCATCTGGATCAGGAATCGATCGACCTGGGCGCGATCTTCCAGAGATCGCGTCAGAGTCGCTTTGAACGAATCTCTCTCCGCGATCGCGGCGGCGGTGGCGTGTTCCTTGGAACGAATTCCGGCGGTTGTGCTGGAATAGGCGGGGTAAGTGACGGGTCCAACGTCGAAGAGTTTGACTCTGACAAGTTCGCGAATGAAAATCGGTCCCTTCGTCGGATGTTGTTCTTCCTTCTTCCAGGTTACGGAGAGCGTCTCGAACGCGAACGAGCTTCCCTTAAGGTCGCCGCGCTCGAGGCTTTTGGCAACGTCGCGGCCGATCGTGGTATCGGGCGGGTCAATCGTGTATTTGAGGCCCTTCGCATCGGTCGAAAGCAACAACGTGTTGGCGGTGTTGCGGCCTAAAAGATTGTCGGGTTCGTGATTGAAGAGGCCGACGATTTCATCGCTCTTGATGGTGTCCTCGAAACATCCCGGCATGATTCGCTCGCACGCGTCATCCCACAACCAATATTCGGTCGACGGGTCGGCGGCGTCGTAATAGACGGCGGCGTAGCCTTCGATCTTGGGGAGTTTCTCTCCCTCTCCGTCGCCTATCGCGCGGACTGGCGATTTGGAAAAGCGAAATTCGCGGGTCATGAGTCGAGTCCTGAGTCTTGAGTCTCGAGCCTTGCGTCTTCTGAGAACAGGTCGGCGACTTTGTCGGGGAGATCCTTCAATCGGTTCTCGGCGGCGGCGATCAGTTTGTCGGGGATATCCGTACCTTCGAGCGCGTCGCGGACGGCGGTTTGGATCATGCGCCCGGCGGTCGTCGCAAGCGATTCGGGACTTGGGGATCTTCGCATTTGCGCGGGGGCTACAAATGCGGCGGACAGCATGAATGCGTGATCGGTCAAACGTTCGGTGCGGAATTTGTCGAAGGCTTCGCGCGATTTGGCGGCGCGTTTGGCGTGGGTCATGAGGCGGCGGATCATCCGGGCTGCGGTTTGTTGGGAGAGGCTTTGGATCGCGTTCATTTCGCTTTGGTCTCCGGTTGGGGCGGCGGGCGGTTGTGGCTTTGGTTCTGCGAGTTTCTCGGATGTAGTCCAGTTCGCTGGTACGAAGAACTTTTTCCCTTCGCTGTCGGGTATCGGGGGCAGGTTCATTTTAGCGCGGACTTCGTCGCGATTGAGCCAGCCGAACTGGAGGCCAGAGCGATAGCTGTTAATGCGAGCGTTGGTGTCGGCACGCAGAATCACTTCGCGCAGGAATTCGGCGAAGTGAGTTTCGCTTTCGATTTCCTCTTGAGTCAGGAGTTTGGCGGTGATTTCCTCTTCCCAAGCGACAAGCCACGGGTCAATTGAATCATCCAGAAACGCTTGGTTCTCTTGCTCGAGCGATGCGTACGACGTTCGGCTGTCGTCGCCGACTTTGTGCGGTTGCAGTCCGAGAAAGAGAGCTATTTCCGTGCGGTCGAATTTGCGGGTTTCGAGTAGCTGCGCGTCGGCGGCGGATATAGACCAGGGGTTTAGCTTCATTCCCTCTTCAAGAACTATGGTTTTCCGCCGGTTGGCGGAACCGGCGTAGGTTTTTTGCCAAGCGACGCGGAGTTTCTCCGGTTCCTTTAGCGTTCCTGGATGCTCCAAAACGGCGTCGGGTTTGAGACCTTGCTTGAAGCTATTCGACGATTCCGACCTGGCGGCGTCGGCGATTCCCAGCGTTTCGCGGGCGATCGACAGCACTGAGTAGCCTTGCAGTGCGTCGTAGCCCAGGCCCTTGATGTGGAGGACGTCGGCGGCGGCAAGCGGGGTTTTCTCGTCGGCGAAGCTGGTGATGTAGTACAGTTCGCCTTTGTGGCGGATGGGGCGGGTGGATCCGGGGGACAATGGATAGAGGGCAATCGGGCGGGCGTTTTCGTCGCGTTCGATCCAGGCGTAACCGTTGCCGCGGCCGACGGCGTGGGCGGTCAGCGTTTGTTTGAAGGTGAAGGCGGTCATCCATTTATTTGGCTTGCGTTTGCCGATAATGCGGGCG